CACTGTTGCCAGTAGCCGCAATAGTCGCAGTTGGGATACCACCCCCTTTAATAGGCCCCACATCACCTGCAGCAACCGCATCAAGATCTCTAATAGTCCATGTATTGTCTCTGTAATTCCAGATAAGAGCTTCATCGCACTCGCCTCCAGTTGAGTTTAGTGTGGGATAACATACCCATATTTCTTCTTCTTGATGGTTCTGAAGGGTAAACAGTTGACGTTCATGTATAGGATTAAGGTTATTATAAAAGTATTGAGTAACCCGTTTACCAGATAATGATTGAATGTTTCCTGGATTTCCAGAAAATGTGTAAATATCATTAGCACCCACTACAAAGTGTTTACCATCATATTCTACAACGGCACCTGTAGTAAGACATCCATACTCATCTGTATTAGGGGCAAACGAAACAGGAGCAGTGGCATTACCAGTAAGACGCATAACGTGAATACTGTCTGTACTATAAATGTACATATTACCCTGCAACGATTTCATTTCTTGAATAACATTTGTTTCAGACAAAGTAAATTCGTCTGCTGTACTTACACCTGCTGCAAACGGATTCCAGTTATTTGGTACTGATCCTGGAACTGCAACATCTGATGTACGTACTACACCTGAAAGTCTACGAATAATTTTTGCATTATTAGTTGAGTCTACTTCTGTAAGATCACCAGCAACCAGTAGATCACCAAATGATTGTACTATACCAGCACGAACATCAACAATATTTCTAGATTCAATTGTTACTTTTACAGAGTCTCCTACAGTAAGACCACCAATTACAATAACTGTAGTGTTAGTAGATGTGTCTGTATAAATCTGAAAATGATTACCCGACACGCTAGGTGTAGATCCTGGAAGTGTTCCTGGAACAAAGTTAGTCCCGTTTACTGTACCTGAACCAGCAGGAGAACCTGCCTGTGCTGTTTTAGTATTTGTTCCTGTAACAAGAATTTGATTAGTAGAAAAGTCTACCTTTTGTCCAAGATCAAATACTGTAATTGCACCTGCTGAATATGTATCATTAAACACTTGTTGCTCAACTTGATAGCTATCCCATCCAGGAAGTTCTGCAAGTACTATATTATTAATATCTGTGTTACCTGCAGTATCAAGAATGTAATGTGGTTTATCAATACCGTTATTTAAAATAAAAGCAAAACCACCACTAAACAAAGTATGTTGCCAACCGTAAGTTGTAAATGCAAACCCGTTTGTCATACTAGCAGGTGTAATATCTTTCTTTGTACCTAGATGATCTTGAATATAAACCTTCTGACCCACTGTAATACCAGCACGTATATAGTCTACTACCCAAATATAATAACAACCATGTGGTGCTTTGTTGGGGTTTTCCCAGACTGCAAAGTACCTAACTTGCCCAAATGCTTCATTAGCAGGTACAAGATCTTCTACAATATTATTAAGCAGTAGCTCACCAGTAATTTTACGAACTGCACCATCTTTAAACCTAACATTGCGTACATTTGTAAATACGTTTGGTGCTAAGGCAACAGGAGGAGTATCTATGATTACCCCTTGCGATGCGATATCGGTAACAGAAATTGTTTCTTCTGCCATATTACTCCTCCGTTAATTAGTCGTTATGAGCATTCCTTTTGGCCTGTAAGCGGGTCGATGAAGCAAGCCTCAACCTTTCCCTCTTCTTCAACCATTTCCTCATTCTCGCTAAGTACCTTCTCTTCCTCTTCCAAGGTTTCGTTGAAGATACCAAATCTTTTTCCACTGATCCTGAACGTAGTGCATCCCTTCGCCCCGCCCTTCCAGGCATCAACATACACTTGTTTAAATTCCTCATATGAGACATCATCTCCCACATTACAAGTTTTAGAACACGCTGAGTCAACATAGTGTTGAGACAACAGCAATACTGCTAAGTGGTCTTGAACTGAAATATCAGATGATGTCCTCCCTTCTACCCCTCTTGCATAAGCGTAATCCTCTACACGCTCTACACGAGGTCCTTCAAATGTTTGGATGGTACGATCATAATAGTGACTGAATACTGGCTCTATCCCACCAGTAACATTATCTGCCACGAGACTAATAGTCCCAGTAGGAGCAATGCTAGTAAGGTGGCTGTTACGTATGCCATGTTCTCTAATCTCCTTTTTAACGGATGCTGGAAGTGTACGTACAAAGTTAGACTTTAGATACTCTTTACGATACATAGGGAACGCACCTTTTTCTTTTGCAAGAAGTGCTGACGCCCTATAACAATTATCTCTCAAACAAGCAAATACTTTTTCTGACCAATTAAGAAACTCAGGAGAAGCGTAGGGGTACCCTAGAAGCTCACCAGCGTTAGCTAGCGCAGTTACACCTAGTCCCATACGTCTTTTAGCCTTAGCCTCATCAGACTGCTCTTTAAGCGGATAAATAGTACGATCAATAATATTATCCATAGCACGTACTACATGTGGGATATCTTTCTTAAACTGTGTAAAGTTAAATGTATAATTACCATCACTTTCATCAAGGTATTTTACTAAGTTAAAAGAACCTAATAGACATGCACCTTGCGGGGGCAACGGTTGCTCACCACATGGGTTAGTGGCTTCAATAGTCTCACAGTACCACAAGTTATTCATCTCTTGTATACGGTCAATAAACAGAACCCCAGGCTCTGCCCAATCCCATGTCGAGTTCATTATTTCGTCCCAAACCATTGAGGCCGATAAAGACCCACGCACAACACCATCAAAGACAAGATCGTACTCGGTATCACTATCCAGAGCTTCCATAAATGCATCTGTAATCCCGACTGAGATATTAAAACCTGTGAGCTTATCACTGTTGCGTTTAGCCCTAATAAAGTCAAGAATATCAGGATGGTCAATCCTAAGGACACCCATTTGTGCTCCACGCCTGTGACCAGACGAAGCAATTGTTTGACACACTGCATCAAAGATGCCCATGAAAGAAACAGGACCAGAGGACTGAGAATCGAGAGAATTAATATGGTCGCCACGAGGTCTGAGCCTAGAGAAATCGTATCCAATACCGCCCCCTTTACGCATTGTTTCAGCTGCCTCTGCTGCACGTTTCATGATAGACTTCATATTGTCATCAATAATCCCTGAAACAAAACAGTTAAACGCAGTAGTAATACGCCGACTGCCCATTGCATTTTGAACCCTACCTGCTGGTAGGAATCTCATATTTCCAAAAATATCTTCTAGCTCTAGTTGATGTTCCTCAGTATCATTAAGTGCTGCTGCCATTCGTTTTACTTTATCATCAAAGGACTCGCCCTCTTGACGATACTTCATAGCATCAATCTCTTCAGAAATGTGTGTGGATGGACCAACGTACTCTACGTTTCTCATAGTACTATTACCTCTTTGTTAAATAGAATTTTGTCTATAAGGGGTATATACTATTGTACTTGTTTCATCCTGGTTACAAGTCGCTCAGCACGATTTGGTACTTGATTATACCAACGGCTGTCTACCATTTGATTTGCAGCTTCTTTCCAATTACTAATTGCTACAGCTGCAATAAAGTTTTTAAACTTACTAAGTCTTGGCCTTCCCATATTAAACATCATATTAGCAATAATTAGTTGGACCTCATCGGGCAATACTTCGAAACTGGGGAAGAGCGTTTCGCATTCTTCAAGCACCACGCTGATGTCGCTAGCAAAACATTCGTTGACTCTATCTTCTGAGACAGGCGTTCCGATAGGTTGTCCATACTCCACATCATCCACCAAAACAAGGTGCCCAATACCAAAAGTTGGATACCCAAGATGGTCCATATAGATTTCATATTTACAACCCTCATCAATAAACAAATCTTCTTTTAGTTTATCTAAATTCATTTGGTTAGCCTCTTTTGCTTTTCATATGTCCTAAGTCCACCAATCCCCAACATGCCTCCTAGAACGGGCAACAGGGTGCTCATGTCAAACTCAGGTAGGGTAGGTAGTTGAGTACCTGTTAGGGCCACTACAAAGAGCAGTATGGGCTGTAAAACAAAATGATATGCAAAGGCAGAAGCACACACCCAACCAACTGCTGGTCTCCACCCACCTTTAAAAACACTACCACTAGCAGCTTCAGCCTTGTTAACTTCTATTTGAGCAAGTGCTAACTGTTGAGCATGTTTTTCACCCATAGTAGCAAGCTCGTGTGCAATCCTAGCCTTTTCATCTGCATCAGGAATAAACTTATCTAGTAGGCTTGTTACTGGCCCAATAAGTGCTTGAATCATGTTGCTTCTCCTCGTGCTTTAATACACTTTCCTTGTACAGGATAATGAAAAGGTACACCTTCAATAATATCTTTTCCCATTTCAATTGTCCTCTCTTGACATTGTTTTAATTCTTTATACGGGCCTCTTGTATCTTGTGCCATAAAACAATTCATGGTACCTGTGATACAAACCAACACCCATGCCTCAAACATGTTATCCTCCACTTGCTATTTTTTGTAGGTACATTACCCACCAAATGATGCCTCCACCACCTCCACCAACAATTACAATGGATAATATAATAGTTAGGATAAGATCTTTCTTTCTTGCTTCTGCTTCAAGTGCTTTCTTTATTTCAGCACGTTCATTAGCAATCTCAGCCTGAAGTCTTTCCCATTGTCCTGGCTTTCCATATAGCTGAAAAATAGATCGTAGTTCTTTACGCATATCTTCTAGTTTTTCTTTACGAAAATGCTTTTCAATAGCTGAGTCTTCTGCTAAAGAAAACTTAGATTTCTTTTTTCTGGCTGCACCAAATTGAAGTTCTGCTTCTCCTTGAGCATAACGAGCAACAGCATTACTCATAGAAGAAAGGTCACGACCCATCTCTATACCCTTTTTGATTGCTGAATGCCCTGCAGATAAGGCGGCGAAAGCTGACACTGGGTCAATCATTTTAGTATACCCTCACATTTTCTGTGTTAATGTATTTTGGAATACAATAGGCTGTCACTCGATCCTTTGCATTTACATAATCGTTATATTTATAATTACCGTATTGTTTGGAAACCTGACTAGCGAAGTAGAGGCAGTCGTTAATATTATAAAAGTACATATCGCCGCTAGTTAGTTTTCTTGTTTCCCCTGTCCCCAGATATACTAGTAGGAGAAACACATGCGTCATAGTTTAGTTATTAGCATAACGGCTACAGCTATTACTGATGCTGTTGATAGCATAAGCATAGCTTCTAGCCGCCACATCCTTTTGTCTAGTGACTCTAATTTACTGTTCACCATTTCATATCTGATAGCACACTCTTTCTCATGTGCGTCTAGTTCCATCTGGACTTTAAGCTCTGGTTCTAGTGACATCTTCATTACCCAGCGATTTCCATTAAGGTCATACGGCTTCCAGCAAATGTAGCCACACTACCAGAACTATCTGCTCTAGTTTGTGTCTTATATGTAACACTGTTTGTAGTAGATGGGTTGTCTAACTCATGTGAAGTCCACCACCAGTAAGTCCCGCCATCATCAAGACTTTCGCCAGGATGGGTTTGACCTATAGTATAGTTATCTCCGTTGCCAATTACTGTACTACCTCTAAGCAACTTAATACCACCTAGCCAGTTATCAGATACTGTTCTCAACACTCTTGTAGGATGAGTAACATAAACAAGTATTTTACTGTTTGTTGACGAAGGAGTAATTGAAGCTGATAAGCTTGTATCAGTCCAAGTATTAGTTGAATTAGTGAGACCAGATGATTGAACAGCAGTAACTACTTGCAGTACAGTACCACTAGGCAAACCAGCAGATGTAACTGCGCTAAGAGACTGATTGTTTAACTTTGTAAGTGCCATTATTCAGCCTCCAGTGCTGCGATACGAGCCTCAAGTTCTTGGACGGTTTTTACAAGTAGAGGTACTAACTTTGACTGATCGATTCCCTGATATACAGGGTTGTTATCATCATCGACTTCATTGTGTGTGCCTGTAACGGCCTCTGGTACGACTACCTGTGCCTCATGCGCTAAGAAGCCATCGACTGTGGTATCTGCGTCAGCAATAAAGTTAAAACGTGCTGGCTTAAGTTGCTTTAGGCGGGTTGTTGCGTCCCAATCATAGGTTACGTTTTCTTTAAGGCGGTAGTCTGATGAGGTGTTGTATTGGGTTGCTGTAGTTGATGTTGTGATGCCGCCAACATAACTGCTTCCATTTTCAAATCTTATATGTCCAGCGGAACCAGCACTTGGCCTTCTAACAGATATCGCCCACTCTGTCGCTGAATAAAAATTAGCTTGACCAGAATTTTGCGGCGCTTGAAAGAAATACGATTGACCGCTTCCATCTATTTTAAAGCGTTCAACACCGTTTGTTCCAAAAGCCATAGCATTATTATTTTGCTCATACTGGACATAACCGCGATATTGGTCTGCACCAGAAGTACCATCAGCAAAAAACAAAGAACCATTGTTACTTGTGCCAGAGGCAATGGTGATACCAGTTGAACCTGTGGTGGCTAGAACTAAATCATCTGCACCACTGTTGTAACTGGATGGTGTTGTAGTCCCGATGCCTACGTTACCTGACGCAACAATTACATCGCCCGTGCCGTTCGGGTCTAAAGTAATATCATCATTAGTAGAAGGACTCTGGATAGAGTTTACTTTAAGTATTCCTGTCATGTGTATCTCCTATCCTACCAGATATATTGAACCAAAAGTGTGGTTTTGTCCTTCATAAATTGTGTTAGTACTTCCACCATTTGATTCAAACCTAATTTCATCATTAGCATTTAATTTTAGTGTTGCTGTAGCACTTTTTGTACCCCTGCCTGCATCACCGTGGGTGTGCCCCATAAATCTTTGTGTATTATTGATCTCACAACCAATTCTAAAATTAACACTATCTTGATTTAAGTATACTGTAGCACTAATGTGATAAATTCCAGCAACTGGAACTGTGAAAACACCAGTAGTAGAAGTATAGGTTATTCCACCTTGTATGAAAGATAATCCAGTGCCATCAACTAATGCTGCTGCTTGACCATCATTTGTCGCCCAGAATGATTCGTTGTTAGCAACTGAAACATTATCCTCTCTACCACCTTGCCAAAAGCAAGCGGGGATGCCTGATTGAGTTGCATAGCCAGAAAGAGCTACATTACCACCACTATCAATAGTAGCCGCTGTTGTACCGTTAGTGTGTTGGAGGGTTTCCACTCCTATAATTGAAGCCATGTCTTCCTCCTATCCTGAAATTTCAGTAAGCGTTAAAGTTGTAATACCACGCAAACTAAAATTGAGTGTATCGTTATTTGGCATTTTATTTATATGCGTAACTGTACTACCCGAATGATCATTTCCAGCTTGAATTTTGTAAGTTACTGAACTACTAGTTGAAGGTGTATCAAGAAAAGAGCCAGACATTGTTCTTAAAAGATAAGGTGAGTTTGCTTCATCTTGGTTTGAATCAATTGACATAAACACTCTGGACACTGAACCAGTTGTATCGCCTAAGGCAATTTGTGTACTCCCTCTAAACAATTTTATTCCTGAGTATCTTTCATTTGCACTACCATTAACAGTGACTTGAATTAATATTTTAGAATTTGCATTAGACGGTGTAATAGTTGCTGACAAAACATCTACATATGCGCCAGTAATTGACTGTGTATCAGTTTTAGTTTCAGATACTACTTGTGTTACAAAACCTTTATTACCACCAGAAGTTTTGGCATGAATCTCATCTACATATAGTTTACTCATATCACACCACCGTAAATGTGCCGTTGACAGTTAACGTAGCTGCAAGTGTAAATGGTCCTGCTACAAGAGCGTTTTCACCACTGGCAATCGTTGTATTATCTGTAAGGCTGTTAGGGTTAACACGAATATTAGCCACACCACCACGACTGATAGTGCTACTAAGCTTTTCTGTAGTAACAGAGTTATTTGCTGGTACTGTATGATTACCTACTTCTCCTAGCGCAAGAATATAATCAATGCTATCTGAAGAAGAAAGGTTAGAGGCGAACACAATATTACTACCACTGACACTGTAAGCGTCATTAGGTGCTTGTGTTACCCCGTTAAGTGACACAATCAAAGACTCTGCGTTAGCTGGCTTAAATGCTGCACCGTTATAAGTGAGCGCATAAGTAGCTGTCGCAGACGCTGTGAGTGATCCTAGTTTTTTAAAGTCCCCTGCGAGGGGTTGTTTGCCTACATATGGCATTTATTATTCCTCCTCTGCTGGGGCTATTGTTAGTTTTCTGGCTTCAACCTGTTTCATTATCTCGTCGTACATAGTGTTGCCACTCGCCAAAGGAACTTGCCAAGTTTCACCGCCAATCACTGCTTCAATGCAGATATTCGTAGTCTGTCCATTTACTTCAGAGGCAACATACTGTGCCGATGTAATTTCCATTTCCATTTTACAACTCCGCACTCAAGATTACACGAGCAGTCGTATTGTTAGCTGACTCAATTCTGTGTGGGGTGTTTGCTGTCATCCCACTTGTTATGCCTCTAACACTGGCAACATCTTTACTGCATTGCTGTGTTATTAAAGATATAGCTGTAAGAGCATACCCGCTTCCGGCATTACTAGCTTGTAAGTTTCCGCTATTAGTAAGAGCAGGAGTAGAACGCATCTGCGGAATTAGTTGTATGGGTACATCTAAATTAGTCGTAGAAAAAGCAATGCCTGTGCCGCCTAGTTCAGAATAAGTCTGGTCTCCCAAAAACACTTGTGTATAACGTCTGCATCTAGTCAACTCATCGCCAAAGGACCGATGTTCAAAAGGCGTGGCCTGTTCGCCGACTTCCATCTGAACGCCAGTGATATGCACTGTGCGGGTAGTTGCTGACATAAAGTTTGTTTGGTTGCTGGAAAAAGCAAAGTTCCCGCTTTGCCACGCATCTAATGTACTAGTCTGTTTAGAGGTTTGTGATGCTAGCCCAATAACTGTAAAGAATAATCCACTACCATTTGTTTCGTTAAGATTTGAAGGAACACTAGTTGTGTAAGCGGGTACTGTGTAGGAAATATATTTCCAAGTGTTTGCCACAAGCGTGAACTCAGTTACAAAAGAAATGTCTCCAAAAGCTGTAGTAACCCCAGAACTGTATGTTCCAGATACTGATGACCTTGCCCAGAAACTTATTGTAAATGGTTTTGCGTCTGACCTACCAATTCTTAATTGAGCAATGTTGTGACCTTCAATGACCTGTTGCACAGAATAACCGAAAGACCCAACATCTGTTGCCGCTGTTGAAACGGTATATTTAGCGGCATACTTAAAGGTACTACTCGGCACAACATCTGTAACTTGGTCATAATCAAACCTGCCGTTACCACCGTATGTGCGAGTCCTAAAACGATCAGCCGAGTATCCAGTTTCTCCCAAAGCGTTAATGTCGGTTCCCCTTTGTGAGACAACCATCGCACCATTAATCACAAGGTTCCTGTTGCCATGAATAGCAGTATCTTCAAGGCTATCCGATCTTATTTTACTTAATGCCATTATAGCCTCCTATTAGTAAGGGCTTGCACCAAGTAGCGATGTATCCCAAGCTTCTTTTAGCTTTGTAATTGTATCTGCACTATCAATAGCTGAAGCAGCTGGTGCATCACGTAGTGCGTTCTTAGCTGTAGCAATAGCTGTTGTACTTGCGCTAGTCTCAAGCGCTTTCATAAGCTCTACGTCTTTAGCCTCTAGTAGTGGCTTACGTACTTCTCTTATTTTATCTTTAAATATAGCTTTAGCGCTATCCATATCTTCCAAGATTACAGTTCCGTCAAGAACCCAAGCACCACGGAAGTTACGGTCTTTAGGTACAGTAACAGAACTCGCAAGAGGAGTTTGATCACCTACCTTAATATATGTATCTACCATTTATTTCTCCTATGCAGCGATTAGATCTTGATCGATCTTCCATGCGTTTCGCCATTCTCTAGTTTGAGGTAATTGTTCTTTTTTACAGATAACCAGCTTAAGACGGTTACCTTCGTTATATGTTTTCCACACCGCTTGTGGGCAGTCCTTAAGTATAAGATACTCGATAGCTTCTTCTTCAGTCATCGCATCAATAGGCTGTGTATCATGTAGTAGATAGCCACGGGTATGCTTAGTAAAGTCAGGTTGTGCTTCATCTTTTGCTAGCTCGTGGTATACTTCTACGGGTGGTAAGATGCCGCCTTGTAAAGCGCAAGCCATCCAATTAGGGTCAGGTACAAGTATCTTAGCGCACTCGTCTACGCTGTCTTCATAGACCACGCGATAGTCTGACTGCACACCCTCAAGGTTCTCTTTGGCCCAACAGAGCCTGTCCCATAGATGTGTGCCTTGAAACTCAGGGGTCACTGTCATGCAAGGTCTCCAAACTCTTGAATATGAAAATACAACGAGTCATTTGTTGATGCGTTATTTGATACGTTACCCGTCCAGTCAGCGTTACGTTGCTTTATAGAACCGGCTGACTGAACATAGTCATTTTTTACCGTGCCACCTATAAAGCCCACATTGGTAATATTTGTGTGGCTGTGGCCGTAATTTACGCTAGAAAACGAAGTGGTAAAGTTAGTTTGATAAATTCCAG